AATGGTTAAATACTAAAGTAGGTAATATAATGGAAATAATAAAAGAAGGAATTATGAAATTAAGTAAATCTAAAATGCTTGAATCTTTTAATAAATTTAAAAATGATGTTGAAGATTATGGTACTGAAGAAGACATAGAAAATTTAGAAGATATTTCAACACCTTTAACTGAATCTGAAGGTGATATTATTTCAACTCTTAAAGAGATATCTAAAAAATCACCACGTCATAAAAACATAATAAAAGAATTTTTAAACTATTTAAATAATATTTAATCCTCTTAACCTATTTATAATAAATTAATATAATGAAAAAAACAAGACTTAAAGAAATAATTAAAGAAGAGATACAAAAAATACTCTCTGAAGTTCCTTTATATAACGTAACTGACAAAGAAGGATTTAATAAAGCTTATGAAAAATTTAAAGATAGTAACATATCTAAAAACAAATCATTAAATACCATTCTTGATAAATTAAAAGACACAGGTGAAGTAGACACTAAAGAACTAGCTACCCAATCAGGTAAAGACTCAGCTACATTTAATAACCCAGAAATTCGTAAATTTATTAATAGAAAATCTGATGAAAAACCTATTGATAAAAAAACAGGTGAAGAATTAATTGATTTCTCTCCTTTTTTAGATGTTAAATCATCTAGAAAACCAAAACCAGAAGAAGAAAAATCTTCCACCCCAAAACCACCTAAAAAATCTACCCCAGATAAACAAGATCGCCCATCTAGAAAAATGTCTGATATGGATGATGAAGATAAAGAAGCTATTAAATCAATGGGTAAAGACAAAATCTCAAAGGAACTAGCATCAACCCCTGAAGAAAAAAAAGAAAAATTCAACTTAGGGATTAAATTCATCAAAAAATATAAAGATGATAAACCTAAAATAGACGCTTATTTAAAGAAGGCAAAAGAAGAATATAAATTCTCAAAATCAATGCTTGATGACCTCAAACGTACTGCTGGAAGAGAAGTAGAAGCTTAATATTCATAAATGGAAAAGGTTATAATATTAGATAAGACTAAATTAATTCTTCTAGGGATTATAGGAATATTAATAGTAGGGTTAGCGTTTTCTCTTTATGATAGAGGAAACGCTCTCTATACTATAGATAAGTACCAAAACCAAATTGACAGTTTAGATTCAGAACTAGTTATTCTACAACAAGAACAAACTCAATTTGAAATAGAGATACAAAAATATAAAGATAGTCTTATAGTATATGACCATAAGATAGATTCAATAAATTTAAATATAGAAAATATAAGAAACTATTATGGCAAAAAAATCAACAATATCCGTAATTCTTCTCCTACTGAGTTATACAATTTTCTCACAGACAGATACAAATAGAATTTGTCTTCCATATGACATGGTTCAAAAAATTTCTGTTGAGTTAATTCAAAAAGATTCACTAGAAAAAGAACTTCAAGAAACTCAAAAACTTGTTACTATTTTTAATACTAAAATATCTTTTCAAGATAGTACAATTATTTTGTTAGGACAAAAAGAAGTAAATTATTTAAATCAAATTGATAATCTTACTATACAAGATAGTCTTCACACTGAAGAAGTAATTAGATTAAAAGAAAAAAATAGTGAGTTAGAAAGAAAAAATAAAAATCTAAAGACTACTATTAAAATATTAGGTGGAGGATTACTTGGTACTCTAACTGCTCTTATTATATTAATATAACAATGAGCCAAGATATAAAACAAATATTAAGAGAAGAATACATAAAATGTGCTACTAACCCAGTATATTTTATGAAAAAGTATTGTTATATTCAACACCCCCAAAGAGGAAGAATCCAATTTCAATTATTTCCATTTCAAGAAAAAGTTTTAAAACTGTTTCAAGAAAATCCTTATAATGTAGTTTTAAAATCAAGACAATTAGGACTCTCAACTCTATCTTCAGGTTATGCCTTATGGTTAATGGTTTTTTATGAAAATAAAAACATATTAGCCTTAGCTACAACTCAAGCTACTGCTCGGAACTTAGTTTCTAAAGTTCAATTTATGTATGAAAATCTTCCATCCTGGTTAAAAATAGGACATGAAGAAAATAATAAATTATCTTTAAAACTAAAAAACGGATCTAAAATCCAAGCTAAATCATCAAGCCCAGATGCTGCAAGATCAGAAGCAGTATCTTTACTAATAGTAGATGAGGCAGCTTTTATTGAAAATATAGCCGAAACGTGGACATCTGCACAACAAACTTTAGCAACCGGTGGTGGTGCCATTATATTATCAACTCCATATGGAACAGGTAATTGGTTTCACCAAATGTGGGAATCTGCTGAAAATTCCTTGGATAGTGAATTTCTTCCAATTAAATTACCATGGTATGTTCATCCTGAAAGAGATCAAACTTGGAGAGATAAACAAGATATTTTACTTGGAGATCCTAGATTAGCAGCTCAAGAATGTGACTGCGATTTTAATACTTCTGGGGATACTGTTTTTTATAGTGAATTTATGGAATTCTATGAAAAAACATATGTTAAAGATCCCTTGGAGAAACGAGGAGTAGATCGTAACTTATGGATATGGGAACCGGCAGATTATTCAAGACAATATATGGTATTAGCAGATGTAGCTAGAGGTGATAGTAAAGATTTTTCTGGGTTCCATATAATGGATGTTGAAAATAATACACAAGTTGGAGAATATAAAGGACAAATTGGTACACAAGAATATGGACATTTATTAGTGGGTATAGCAACTGAATATAATAACGCTTTGTTAGTAGTAGAAAATGCTAATATTGGGTGGTCAACAATTCAAACTATCCTTGAAAGAGGATACTCAAATTTATATCATTCACCTAAAAGTGGAGAAATTAAAGCAGATTCATACTTTAATGAATATTCAGATAAATCAAGAATGACCCCAGGATTTACAATGAATTCTAAAACTAGACCTATTTGTATAAATAAATTCCAAGAATCAATTGCTGATAAAGGGGTAATTTTCCAATCAAAAAGATTATTATCTGAAATGAAAACATTTATTTGGAAAAATGGTAGAGCCGAAGCTCAATCAGGATATAATGATGATTTAGTTATGTCTTTTTCAATGGGACAATATGTTAGATCAACTGCTCTACAGTTTAATAAATATGGAGAAGATATGTATAAAAGTATGTTAAACGGTACAACTTCCACTAACACTCCATATTATGGTGGATATTCACCAACCAACCAAGAAAATCCTTGGAGTATGGATAATCCATATTCTAACGGAAAAGAGGACATCCGGTGGTTACTCTAATATTTATAATTATATAACTTATTTAAATGGCAGATAAAGGCTTATTTTCACGACTACAACGATTATTTTCTACTGATGTTATCATTAGAAACACAGGTGGGGGGCAATTAAAAGTATTAGATATAAATACTATTCAACAGTCTGGAGAATTTCAAACTAATTCTTTAATAGATAGATATAATCGTATATATACTAATTCTAGTACTTCACTATACGGCTATCAAAACTCCTTTAATTACCAAACCCTACGCCCTCAACTCTACTCAGAATATGATGCAATGGATACAGATGCTATTATTGCCTCTGCTCTTGATATTATTGCTGATGAAAGCACATTAAAAAATGATATGGGAGAGGTATTATCTATTCGTTCCTCTGATGAAGATGTTCAAAAAATTCTATATAACTTATTTTATGATGTTTTAAATATAGAATTTAATTTATGGCCTTGGATTCGTAATATGTGTAAATATGGGGATTTCTTTTTAAAATTAGAAATTGCTGAAAAATTCGGAGTATATAATGTTATTCCTTATACTGCTTACCATATTGAAAGGCAAGAAGGATATGATAAAGAAAACCCATCTTCTATAAGATTTAGATTCGACCCTGAAGGTGTATCCGCCTCAAGTTATGGTTACTACGATGTACCAGGCAATAATTCTCAGGCGAATTCTTTATTATTTGATAATTACGAAATAGCTCATTTCCGCTTATTAACAGATACAAACTTTTTACCTTACGGAAGAAGTTATTTAGAACCTGCTCGTAAATTATTTAAACAATATACATTAATGGAGGATGCTATGTTAATCCATAGAATTGTACGTGCACCTGAAAAACGTGTATTTAAAATTAATGTTGGTAATATTGCTCCTGCTGAAGTAGAAAACTTTATGCAGAAAACAATCTCTAAAATGAAACGTACTCCATACATTGATCAAAATACTGGAGACTATAATCTAAAATATAATATGCAAAATTTGCTTGAAGATTTCTACGTTCCTGTTCGTGGTAATGATCAAGCTACCTCTATAGATACCATAGGAGGTTTACAATATGATGGAATCCAAGATGTTGAATATTTAAGAGATAAATTATTTGCAGCACTTAAAGTTCCAAAAGCATTTTTAGGATATGAGAAAGATTTAACAGGTAAAGCAACATTAGCTGCTGAAGATATTAGATTTGCTCGTACTATTGAACGTATTCAAAGAATAATTGTTTCTGAACTTAATAAAATTGCTTTAGTTCATTTATATTCACAAGGGTATAGAGATGAAAACTTATCAAATTTTACACTTTCATTAACTACTCCATCAATTATATATGATCAAGAAAGAGTAGCATTAATGAAAGAAAAAATGGACTTAGCTGCTCAAATGATG